AGTTGGTTTTTACAGGCAATGTATAATGACTGGAAAAAAATTAAAGGATATAATAAATTAGATCCAAAAGAAAATGAGGGTCAATTGCAATCTACATTATCAGATTTCTTCAAAAGTCAAAAAGATCAAGGTATTTAATGGCAGAATTTATTTCAAGACATATCGGTATTACCGAAACAGAACAGACTCAAATGCTAGAGGATTTGGGTCTTTCTAGTTTGGATGAACTTGTTAGACAAATAGTTCCAGATTCTATATTATTGAGAGGAGATTATAAACTACCTGATGGATGCACTGAGCAAGAGGCACTTGCAGAATTAAAAGAAATAGCAAGTCAGAATAAAGTTAAAAGAAGTTTAATTGGACAAGGATATTATGGTACAATTATACCACCAGTCATACAGAGAAATGTATTTGAAAACCCTGCATGGTATACATCGTATACACCATATCAGGCAGAGATATCACAAGGAAGATTAGAAGCACTATTTAATTTTCAAACATTAATTACAGAACTCACTGGACTACCAGTTGCCAACGCATCATTGTTAGATGAAGGAACTGCAGCAGCAGAGGCTATGATACTTGCTTACAATAATTCAAAAGATAAAAATATTTTTTTAGTTGATAATGAAGTATTCCCTCAAACATTAAAAGTATTAGAAACTAGAGCGAAACCATTAGGAATTGAAATTAAATTAGTTGATTGGTATACGCTAACAGATCTTGAAGAATTTGACAATGCTTTTGGATTAGTGGTTCAACTACCAAATAATAAAGGTAGTCTTCGTGATCCAAGTGCATTTCTTCGCATTGCAAATGTATATCAGTGTATGAAGATTGCGATTGTAGATCCGATGTGTCAGGTATTAATGAAACCTGTAGGAGATATGGGATTTGATATTGCAGTTGGTAGTATGCAAAGGTTTGGTATACCGATGGGATATGGTGGGCCTCATGCAGCATTCTTTGCGATCAGTGAAAAATATAAGAGAAAGATTCCCGGACGAATTGTAGGACAGTCGGTAGATAGTCAAGGTAGTAAAGCATTACGGTTAGCATTACAAACAAGGGAACAACACATAAGACGAGACAAAGCAACGTCCAATATATGCACTGCCCAAGCACTACTTGCAAATATGGCAGGTTTTTATGCTGCCTACCACGGTTCGGAAGGTCTGAAAAAAATAGCAACCAGAGTATTAAAATATAGACAAACCCTACAAAAGGCATTAGCATGGTGTGGAATAGAGGTTGATGAGTCTGAAGGATTTGATACTGTTCGATTTAAAAGTTTTCTTGCATTAGAAGGATTTAATGTTCGTTATGAAGATGGTTATACTTTGATTACATTAGATGAATGTACCACACTTGAAGAATTAAAACAACTTGTAGATTCTCAACTGGACATGACAAATAGATTTGATACTATCGATCATGTAATCGATTCAATTGGAGATTATCATTGGTTAGGTATACCAGAGAGAAATAAACCTTGGTTGACTCAAGAAGTATTTAACAAGTATCATAGCGAAACAAATATGATGAGATATATTAATGAGTTAGTTTCAAAAGATTTCTCGTTAGTAAATGGTATGATGCCACTTGGAAGTTGCACCATGAAATTAAATGCAGCAGCAGAACTCATGCCAGTATCATGGCCAGAGTTTTCAAACATACATCCATTTGCACCAGCATCTCAAGCAATTGGTTATGATATTATTATTAAAGAATTAAAAGGATGGTTATGTGAGATCACAGGATTTGATTCCATATCATTACAACCAAATGCTGGATCACAAGGTGAGTATGCAGGACTGTTAGCGATACAAGATTATCACAGAAGTAACGGTGATGATAAAAGAAATGTATGTTTGATACCAGAGAGTGCACATGGAACTAATCCTGCGAGTGCAGTCATGGCGGGCATGAAGATTGTTCCTATCAAATGTGATGAGAGTGGAAATATTGATTTAAAAGATTTAGAGAAGAAAGCAATCATGAATACATTTGAACTTTCATGTATTATGATTACATACCCATCGACTCATGGTGTCTTTGAACCTACTATCAAAGATATCTGTAGAATCGTACATGAGAATGGTGGCCAAGTATATCTTGATGGTGCAAATCTAAATGCACAAGTTGGACTTGCAAAACCATGTAATTATGGTGCCGATGTATGTCATCTTAATTTACATAAAACATTTTGTATTCCTCATGGTGGTGGAGGCCCCGGAGTTGGCCCGATTGGTGTTGCAAAACATTTAACACCTTTTGTAACTCATCGTGTATCATCAGCAGAGTATGGAAGTGCAAGTATATTACCAATTAGTTGGATGTATATTCGTATGATGGGTGGTGATGGTTTACGCAAGGCAAGTGAGATTTCATTATTATCAGCAAACTGGTTAGCACATGAAATTGATCCATACTTTAAAGTATTATATCGAGGAGAGAATGATCGTATTGCACATGAGTGTATATTTGATTGTCGTAATTTTCCTGTGACAGCGGAGGATATTGCAAAGAGACTAATGGACTATGGTTTTCATGCTCCTACACTATCATGGCCAGTTGCAAATACAATGATGGTTGAACCAACTGAAAGTGAATCATTAGATGAACTCAAAAGATTTGCAAAAGCAATGGAGATGATCCGAAGAGAAATATTTACAATACCTGAGATAGTTAAAAATTCTCCACATACTGCAAGGGTTGTAAGTTCAACAGAATGGGTGTATAATTATACCAGAGAACAAGCAGCATATCCTGTAGAACAAACTAATAAGTTTTGGCCTGCAGTAGCAAGAATAGACAATGTTTACGGTGATCGTAATCTTGTTTGCTCATGTGCCTCATACTTTGATAATGAAACTGATGGAACTAAAGGACTGGTTAAACTCAATTAATCTAAACAAGATTAATCAAATTGATGAAGACCCATCAGTAGAAAAAGAATATCCTCCATTCATAATTAACAAGTGTTTATCAGGACATCTTGACACAGTGATGTTTGCAAACGAAATGAATAAGTATCCATTTCTACCAAAGAAAATGCAACATGACTTTTTTATACATATAGTGAGGAAGAAAAAAAGGTTTTCTCCTTGGTTACGCAAAGATAAAATCAAAGAACTTGATAGTGTCAAAGCATACTATGAATGTAGTAATGCAAAAGCGGAACAGATTCTTAAGATTCTTACAAAAGAACAACTGAACTTTATTAAATCTAAACTTGATATTGGAGGAAGACAATGAGCGTTCTTCGTGAACCTGAAGTGAATTGGGATCCGAACCAGATGGTTGAGGTCACACTAAATGAACCAGATGATTTTCTCAAGGTGAGAGAAACATTAACTCGTATTGGTGTCGCATCTAGAAAGGAGAAAAAGATATATCAGTCTTGCCACATTCTTCATAAGCAAGGTAGATATTTTTTAGTACACTTTAAAGAACTATTTGCATTAGATGGTAAACATGCAAACCTTACCACTAATGATGTACAAAGAAGAAATCGTATAGCACAACTATTAGTAGATTGGGGATTGGTTGGTATTGTGAATGCCGATTCAATTCAAGACGTTGCACCTTTAAATCAAATTAAAGTTTTATCTTACAAGGATAAAGGAGACTGGATATTAGAAACAAAATACAATATTGGATCAAAGAAAAAGAAAGTAGAAGAAACCGTATAGGATTTGGGGGAATACAACATCCCCCTTTTTTTATGAATATGGTTAAATAGTAGTGAATGCCGAAAGGATTCAAACTTTACACTCGCTTAAAAGGAGAACTATGACTTACTTACAAAAGTATCACTCTGCAAATTTACCAGAGTTGATGAAACTAATTTCAAAGAACGGTATAGGTATGGATGATTACCTTGACCGCTTTTTTAATAATTATGAAACCACAACAAACTATCCACCTTATAATTTAATTCATGTAAATAATGTTGAGTCTGTGCTTGAGATTGCTCTTGCAGGATTTGGTAAAAAAGAACTTAAGGTTTACACTGAATATGGAAAACTTATTGTCGAAGGATCCAAAGAAACTAAAGAGACAGGATCCGAGTATGTCCATCAGGGACTGGCTCAAAGAAGTTTCACAAGAGAATGGGCACTTTCAGAAGACGTTGAAGTCAGAGAGGTTCAATTCAAAGATGGACTTCTTACCGTTAAGTTGGGTAAAGTAGTTCCAGACCATCATGCTCGTAAGGACTACCTCTAAATATATTGAGTTCGAGATGGAACTTAGGGATCTTGACGATCCCTTTTTTTATGCTATAATTAAATGAGGAGATAATTTATTATGTCGATTAAAGTCGCAGTTCTACAATCAGGTGATCAAATCATTGCTGAAATGAAAGAGATTGTATCTGAGGATAAACCCATAGCATATTTGTTTAATCAACCTCATAAAATTGTATTGAATAATCAAATAGTTTTATCTGAAAGTAAAGATAAGTCCTCAGTTGAGGTTACTCTTGCCAAATGGATATTGATATCTGATGAGGATGATATACCTGTATCAGTGAATCAAGTAGTAACTTTAGTTGAACCAGTTGAAAGTGTAAAGAAAATGTATGAGGAGAAGGTAAATGGATCAGATTATTAAATGTCTATTACTTAAGAATGGTGATATCATCATATCACAGATTATGGAAGTTGATACAGAACTTGGAGGCCCTGATTGTAAGTTAGTCAGACCGTTTAAGATGGTTGTATCTTCTGATGAATATAAATTAGAAACTTGGTTAGACTTTACATCACAAAATGAAATGATGATACATTCTGACAGTATTCTTACTATAGTTACTCCAACACCTGCTATACTATCTGAGTACGTTGAGTTGATTGCCTGATGAGATTCTATACTAATGTTCAATTAGTTGGAAACAATTTTTTAGTTCGTGGTTATGAAAATGGTAAACATTTCATGGTACGAGAAACTTTTGCTCCGACTCTTTTTGTTTCCTCAAAAAAGAAGACTAAGTATAAAACTCTTACAGGTGAATCTGTTGAACCAATTAATCCCGGTTCAGTTCGTGATTGTCGTGAGTTCTTTAAAAAATATGACGGTGTACAGAATTTTGATATCTATGGAAATGACAGATATATCTACCAATACATCTCTGAGATGTATCCAGAACCAGAAGTCAAGTTTGATATAAGCAAGATTAAATTAACTACTCTTGATATTGAGGTTAAGTCAGAGAATGGATTCCCTGATGTAGAATCTGCTGCAGAAGAAATACTACTCATATCAATACAAGATTATACAACAAAACAAATTCGCACATGGGGTCAGGGGCCATTTAATAACAAACAAGATAATGTCATTTACAAGTCATTCGATTCAGAGTATGAACTTTTAAATGCTTTTATCAACTGGTGGATGATTGAAGATAATACTCCGGAAGTGATTACAGGTTGGAACATTGAATTGTATGATATTCCATATCTATCCAGAAGACTTGAGAGAGTTCTTGGTGAGAAGTTGATGAAGAGACTTTCTCCTTGGGGTCTTGTAACTGAAGATGAAATCTATATTGCAGGTCGTAGAAATATTGCATATGATATTGGCGGTGTAACTCAACTTGATTATCTCAATCTCTATAAGAAGTTTACTTACAAAGCACAAGAATCATACCGATTAGATTATATTGCAAGTGTTGAACTTGGACAAAAGAAATTAGATCATAGTGAGTTTGATACATTTAAAGACTTCTATACAAAAGGTTGGCAGAAGTTTGTAGAATATAACATCATTGACGTTGAACTTGTTGACCGTTTAGAAGACAAGATGAAACTGATTGAACTTGCAATTACAATGGCATATGATGCGAAAGCAAACTATGTTGATGTATTCTCACAGGTTCGTATGTGGGACACAATTATTTACAATTATCTTAAGAAAAAGAATATCGTCATTCCTCCAAAGAATCGATCACAAAAAGATGCAAAGTATGCAGGTGCATATGTGAAAGAACCGATTCCGGGAAAGTATGATTGGGTGGTGAGTTTTGACCTTAACAGTCTATACCCTCATCTTATTATGCAATATAATATTTCTCCAGAAACTCTCATTGAACAAAGGCATCCCTCTGCGACTGTTGATCGAATTCTTGAAGAAGAAATAAACTTTGAATTATATAAAGATAGTGCTGTCTGTGCAAATGGTGCAATGTATCGCAAAGATGTTCGTGGGTTTCTACCAGAACTGATGGAGAAGATCTACAAAGATCGAACTGTATATAAAAAGAAAATGTTAGAGGCGAAGCAACAGTATGAAAAAACAAAAACAAAGAAGTTGGAAAAGGAGATATCAAGGTGCAACAATATTCAAATGGCACGAAAGATTCAATTGAATAGTGCCTATGGTGCAATTGGTAATCAATA